ATTTAAATCTTAAATAATCAATGAAAAAAAGAGGAATTAATTTTCCTCTTTTTTTATGTTTGTTTTATAATTATATGTGAATACACCAATATGAGGTATAAAATGAATAGTTGTAAAATATGCACCAAAGATACTAAATGTAAGATTTATTGTTCAAATAAATGTAAATTTTCTGATAATGAGTATAATAAAAATAGATGTAAAAAAACTAAAAAAAACATTAAAACGAAATTATTAGAATGCAATAAATGTAAATGGGTATCAAAAGATATACACAATCTATCGGGGTCAATTAAAAAACATTGCAAGAAGTGTTACGATATAGATAATATAGATTTTAATCTATTTACAACAAAAAATGCACCAATTAAAGAAAGATTTAAATGTCCGTTATGTAAATGGGATACTGTAGATTTAAATAATAAATCTGGCCAATTTACAGTGCATATAAAACGAAAACATAATTTATCTATAGATGAATTTTGTAAACAATTCCCAGAATTAAAGAAATTATGGTCACAATATTTTAAAAATAAAGATTATGTTAAATTTATTAATTCAGATTTAAATAATCAAATTCAATGCAAAATATGTAATAAAAATTTTAAAAAAATATCAAATACTCATTTACGTACACACAACACAACTCCAACTGAATATAAAGAAAAGTATGGTATAATATCTACAGTATCAAATACCACATCAGAAAAGCAATCATATTATTCAAAACAACACAATGCTAAGATGAAGGAATTTTATACTGAAAATGATCTACCAATGCCATGGCACACTGAAGATGTATATTTAAAGAAAGTTAAAAACAATTTTAAATATTATAGTACTAAATATAATGATAAATTTATATTACATTTTGACTTTCAGCAATATTGGAGAGGTAATAGTTTTGATGTAACTTGTAAGAATTGTACAAATAGATTTACTAGTCATAGTAGAGATTTGCGATGTTATTCATGTAATCCAAAAATTAAAGGTTTTAGTAAGGAAGAAAAAGAGCTGAAATCGTATTTAGTTGATGAGTTAAAATTAAATGTAATTGAAAATGATAGAAAGATATTGCATCGAAAAGAAATCGATTTTCTAATTCCAGAATTTAATATTGGGATTGAATATAATGGGTTATATTGGCATTCTGAATTAGAGGGTAAGACTAAAAATTATCATCTTGATAAAACAGTTCTTGCAAATAAGAATGGCATATCTTTAATACATATTTTTTCAGATGAATGGTTAAATAAAGGGGATATAGTAAAAGGTAGATTGCAAAATATTTTTAATAAAATTAATACTAAAATTTATGCAAGAAAATGTAATATTGTTGAGATTAAACCTAAAATAAAAGATGTATTTTTAAATAAATATCATATACAGGGGAAAGATAGATCATCAGTTAAATTGGGAGCATATTATAATGATGAATTGGTTGCAGTAATGACATTTGGTAATACTCGACGAGCATTGGGATCTAAAAATAATATTGTAGGTGAATATGAATTGATTCGATTTTGTACTAATTATAACTATTCTGTCGCAGGTATAGCGAGTAAATTATTAAAACATTTTATAAGAAAATATAATCCAAAATCGATAATTTCTTATGCTGATAGGCGTTGGACGTTAAATTCTATGGATAATTTATATACAAAAATTGGATTTAATTTAACATCAATATCATCACCGGGGTATTGGTATTTAGATGATTATTTATATAGATTACATAGATTTAATTTTAGAAAAAATGTTTTAGTAGAAAATGGATCAGATCCAAATAAAACTGAGTGGGAAATTATGCAAGAAGAGGGGTATACTAGAGTATGGGATTGTGGTCAATTTAAATATGAATTAATAATATAATTGCTGTTAAATTTTACTATAAATTACATATTTATAAATGAATATAATATTGTTATTATTAGGAGAACTTAATGTCAAAATTTGACTACACATATTCAGATCCAGCCAACGGCGCAAGCGGGTCAACCCCCTACGGGATATATGATGAAGATGCAACATTTGCATCAGAAAGTATTGATGTTTGTAAATGGGTTGCACGTAGACTAGGGCATCCAGTAATGCAACTTGAATTTAATAGTGCTTCAATTTACGCTATGTTTGAGGAGGCAGTTTCAGAATATTCATTACATATAAATAATTATAATATGAAAAACTGGATGTGGGATTCATATGGAAGTGGAACTAAAATATCAGGATCTCTTGGTACGGGCTCTACTGAACCACAACATCCAAATTTAGGAATGACAATTGCACTGTCCCAACAATATGGTACATTGGCTAATGTAGGTGGGGATGTTACGTTATATTCAGGGTCAATTACATTATCATCAAGTAAACAAGAATATGATTTAGAAACCGAATCTACAATTAGTGCATCACATTCAAGTGAGAGATTGGAAATACAAAGAGTATTTAATTACGGTCCTGCCGCAATAACAAGATTTTATGATCCGTATGCCGGTTCATATGATCAACGGCAAATGCTAGATTCGTTTGGGATGGGTAATGTATCCCCCGCAGTATCATTTGTATTGCGACCAATTTCTTATGATGTAGCAAGGGCACAAGCAATCGAAACAAATGATAAAATACGAAAATCTGCACATTCATTTGAATTGGTAAATAATAAATTAAGAATATTTCCAATCCCAACTAGCGGTGCAGATGGTGATAAGATTTATTTTCAATATTATGTTAGAAGTGAGCGGGGTGCAACGACCAGATCATTTACTAATAATAAAGTATCAGACCCATCAAATGCGCCATATAAATTTATTACATATACAGAAATTAATGCACCCGGTAGACACTGGATAAGAAAATTTGCATTAGCATTATCAAAAGAATTATTGGGTATTATAAGAAGTAAATATGCCTCAATGCCAATACCAAATGGTGATGTAACATTAGATGGTGACGCATTAAAAGCAGAGGGTAGGGAAGAAAAACAACTACTATTAGAAGAATTAAAAGAATTTCTCGAAGCATTATCATTATCTGAAAAATCACGGCAAGAATCAGAACAAGCTGACGCCAATCAACAAGTATTAAATAAAATTCCTCTTGGAATTTTCATTGGGTAATTATAGATGGCAGTAAATAATAAACCATTCTTTACGCCACAAAAGGATATAAATCTTTTTGATGCAATTAATGAGGAATTAATTGATGAACTCATTGGCCAGAGTGTCGATGTATATAAAATATCAGTTGAAGATACTGAATCAAATATATACGGAGAATCATCTACTAAATACTATAATGATGGGTTTAGGGTTAATTGTTTAATTCAATATAATGACCCAGAGACATTGCAGGAAGAATTTGGACCGGATGTTAATGCAACAATTGAAATGTATTTCCATAGAACAACATTATCAGAAGCAGGATTTTATCCAGAGGTTGGTGATATTGTTGATTGGAATGATATTTATTGGGAAATGGGATCGGTAACGGAACCGCAATTAATATCAGGGCATCAAAAATTTAAACATCAGATAAAAGTAATGGCACATAGAATGCGATTATCAAATCTGCAGATTGAAGAGAGATCGAAATAATGGCAGTTGAAATAATAACTAAAAAAACGATAACAAAATATGATGAGAGAAATCCAAATTATGTTCCAACTAATGAGGTAACTGAAATTGATGGTAATGTTAAAGTTGATGATAGTGAACATGATATTTACGGTGAAAAGATTTATCAAGCCCCGACTGAAGAAAATGGAAATCTGAAATTAGAAGAAATGATGAATAGAATGATGGGTAAGATTGATAGGTTTGGAAATGTAGTTGGTGAAACTAAATCACATACAGGTACAGAAGCCGTTGAGGTAGATATTCAAAGAGAAATTGCTATTGGTAATGTTGATATGAATGCGGTTAAATCAGAAGTAACAACTGGTAAGGTATTAACTAAAAAAGATAAATTAAAAGCATTACGAATTAGAGAACGAAGACGAAAAGGTGTTAAAGTATAATGGCTGTAAAAAATATAACTAACAAGCAAGTAGTTTCAACGACTCAAATTAATAGAGCAAATCAAGTCTCAAATAAAGACTTATCTACTAAGGGTGGGAATCGACAACAAACGGTAAATCCTGGTATAGATTTTGATGCTGGATATTCTATAACATTAAAAGATGTCGATACTGCAATAATTTCTCATATAAAAAATATAATTAGACCAAAAGTACGAGAAGCGAATGAGACTGTAGATGTTACAGTGATGTATGGTAATGAGGAAAGATGGGTATCGGTTAGAAAGCGTGGGGTATTGAGAGATAAAAATGGTTCAATTATATTACCTCTAATTATGTTAAAGCGCACATCCATTGAAAAGAATACAGAATTAAATCAAGGATTTGAGCATGATGTGCAAAGAAAATTTGCAGAAGTATTAAGACAATCTACGTGGTCTAAAACAAATAGATATGATAGTTTCGCAGTACAAACTGGAATTAAACCTGTATATGAAAATCTTTTAACTACAATGCCAAATTTTGTTAATATTACATATGAATTTATTTTATGGACAGCGTTTATTGAACAGATGAATCCATTAATTGAAACATTTGTTGAACATAATAATACATATTTCGGAGATTCTGAAGAATATAAATTTTTAAGTACAATAGATTCCATCAGCGATTCATCTGAAATGTCTGCAGAAGGGGAACGGTTTATAAAATCTACATTTAGTTTAACAACTAAGGCATATTTATTGCCAGAATATACAAATTCAGTAGTTACAAATAAGATATCACAGATCCAAAAGAGTTTATCACCATCAAAAGTAGTATTCGGATTTGAAGGTGATGCTACGGATCATCAAGTAGGAAAATAATAAGTTACAAATAACATAGGAGGTTATATAATGTCAGAAGGCGTAAAATTCGATCAAGATGAATTGGATACTATAAATAAAATACAAGAAACATATCTTGAACTTCAACAAAAACTCGGGCAAGTTTCACTCACTAGAGTTAAAATAGAACAACAAATTGAAACATTAAATGAACATGAAGATGCGTTATTGGTTAAATTTAAAGAAACTCAAACTGATGAAAAGGCATTCGTTGATGCAATAACAAAAAAGTATGGTGATGGGACTTTAGATCCGGCAAATGGCGTATTTACGCCAAATGAAGATCAATAAATACAATCGGTTTGGCCTTTTAGTTACATATTTATATACGATACGATCCCATTAAATGGGATACTATAACATAAACATTAACTTAAAACTTTAGGAGAACTATAATGGCCGAAAAAATTGTAAGTCCTGGTGTATTTGCGAATGAAATAGATCAATCATTTTTACCCGCCGCTATTGGGGATATCGGTGGTGCAATAATTGGACCAACTGTAAAGGGACCAGCTCTCGTACCAACAGTAATAACATCATATTCAGAATTTCAACAAATATTTGGAGACTCATTTAAAAGTGGATCCAATTATTATCAATATTTAACATCGCATACTGCAGAAAATTATTTAAAACATTCAGGTAAATTAACCGTCGTTAGAATATTAGATGGTTCATTTAATGAAGCAACAGCGAGTGTTGCAATTACCGGTAGTGTTACAGGTGCTACTTTTGCTAGTGGTTCATTGACAATTGTTGGTTCATTTGGTCAAACCGCGGAAGATGAAGTACAAATTACTGTTGGTGGGACTGAATATAGATTTATAGCAGCTGATCCAGACGGCGGTATTCCAGTAGATAGTTCGCCAATATTTTATCATAACACAGGATCGACTGCAGCAGATTATTTAGATCAATTGGTATCTGAAATAACTAACGCAGATATAGGGGTTATTGCTGTTGATGGTGCAACTGAATTGATTTTATCCGGGTCAACAGCAGGAACGCACGGTAATAGTATTACAGTTGATACTGGGTCCGGTGCAACATTTAGTGATGTATTAGCATTAGAAGGTGGTACCGATGCTACATCAACCGGAACATCATTTAAATTGCATACAATCGCTGATGGTGCTATAATGAATAATGCTGGGACGTCCGGTACAAATAATACCTTATTATCAGGATCAAAGCATAATTTAAGATGGGAAGTATCAGCTATTAATGAAAAGAAAGGTACATTTACATTATTAGTTAGGCAAGGTAATGATACCATTAAACGAAAACAAATATTAGAAACTTGGAATAATTTATCATTAGATCCAAATTCTAATAATTATATTGGCAAGCGAATTGGTGATTCAAAATGGGCAATCAGAGGAACAACTTCAGATCCATATTTGCAATTGAGCGGCTCATATCCAAATAAATCAAAATATGTTTGGGCGGAAGTTTTAGAACAGACCGTTGATTATTTAGATGAAAATGGAAATGTGAGAGTTCCAAGTGCATCGGGATCATTACCTAAAGTTGGTAGTGGATCAGCTCATGGTGCATTTGGTGAAGGTGATAATGGATATGCTGGATTTGATGCGCTTGGAAGTCCGCAAGGAACAAAAAGTGGTGTATATAGTTTCTATGATAAAATCGATGGAACTGATTCTCAAGGATATACTCCCACTGATAGTACAACCGGCGATGGTGGGGTAGCATATACACAAGCATTAAATTTATTATCAAATCAAGATGAATATGATATTAATATGATTATGTTACCTGGTATTTTAAGAGATGTACACACATCGATTATTACAAAAGCAATTGATGTTGCTGAAAATAGAGGTGATACATTTGTAGTTATTGATCCAGTGGTATACGGATCATCATTAACGGATGCAACCACGCAATCAGAAGCAGTAGATACTAATTATGGTGCAATGTATTGGCCGTGGGTACAAGTTCCTGATAACCAAACAGGAAAAAACAGATGGGTTCCACCATCAGTTGTAATTCCTGGAATATATGCATTTAATGATAAAGTTGCTCATCCGTGGTTTGCACCGGCTGGTTTGAATAGGGGTGGAATTGATACTGCAATTCAAGCTGAACGTAAATTAACACATTCAAACAGAGATGATTTATATGAATCAAGTATGAATCCAATTGCTACATTCCCAGGGCAAGGTGTTACTGTATGGGGTCAAAAGACTTTACAGAAGAAAGCATCGGCACTTGATAGGATTAATGTGAGACGGTTGTTAATTAAAGTTAAGAAATTTATTGCATCAAGTTCAAGATTCTTAGTATTTGAACAAAACAATGCTGCAACGCGAAGACGATTTCTTAATATAGTAAATCCATTCTTAGAACAAGTTCAATCAAATAGCGGGTTAACTGCATTTAGAGTTGTAATGGATGAAACAAATAATACACCGGATGTGGTTGATAGAAATATTTTATATGGACAAATATTTATACAACCAACACGTACGGCAGAATTTATTGTTCTCGATTTCACGGTACAGCCAAGTGGTGCGACGTTTCCTGAATAAATCAAATCAATAAATAAAATAAAAAAAAGCCGTCATTATCAAATATGAGGGCTTTTTTTTTGTATTTTTCAATATTTATATATGAATTTATACTGTTAATATTAAACGGAGAAGTTAGATGGCAGAATTATTAGAAGCAAATGATGTGATGTTTACGGCGTTTGAGCCAAAACTCAAAAATAGGTTTATAATGCAAATAGATGGTATCCCAGCATATACTATCAAATCAGTTGCACGTCCGAGTATTGATTTTGATGAAGTTGAATTAAATCATATGAATACTAAGCGTTGGGTAAAGGGTCGTGGTCAGAGGAACACTTTAGATATAACTCTATATGATCCAGTTGTTCCATCAGCAGCTCAAGCTGTAATGGAATGGATTCGATTGGGGCATGAATCTGTAACTGGTAGAGATGGGTATTCAGATTTTTACAAAAAAGATGTCAGTATTAATGTATTAGGTCCAGTTGGTGACATTGTTGAAGAATGGACACTTAAAGGCGCGTG